CAGTTATTGTGTCTCCATCACTGTAAGATGATTGTCTAGTGTAAGTAGCTCCCATTTATCTTCTTGCTCCTAACTGATATTCTAATTGAAAACCTTTAAGTGAATATGGTGCAGTTGAACCACCATCATTTACTCTTAGTGCAACAGCAAAGCCTGACCCCTCTACTGCTTGTCTAACTAGTGGTTGTGATGCACCACCATATGTTCCAAAACTTGTAGAACTAGCACCATATGTAGTAGTTCCATATATTGCGGCTATATCACTTGAATCTAATGGATAAGCCGCAGGTCTCGCAGAATCTTTTGCTTCATAATCATATCTTAAAAATAAATCTGCATCTATTGTTGATTCAGGTGCAAAGTTAATAATAACACGTTGCATGTGTTTACGTATGCCTGCATCATTAAAAGTCATATCAGGACCTCTATATTTGCCTAATATAGCAGTTCCATCAAAATCATTACCAGACTCTTGTCTATAGATGTATCCACCACTATATGCACCATGTAAAACTATAACATCTCCTGCTGATACAAAGGTATCTGTACAAGCTGGTTTAATACCACGTAGCTCTGAGAACTCAAAGGTTTGTCCTTTCAATACACAGATAACACCTTTAGTTGCATTTTCTCCTGTGCCATCTTTTGTAAAGAATATTCTATACTGTGTTTTATCAGGTATGACTACAGAGTCAAACTCTGATGCACTTGATAAATTTGCGTCAAATAAACTTTGTACATTAGAACTTATAGTTCCTAATTCAACGTCACCAATTCTTGCAGTACCTGCAATAGTTCTTAAACCATCAGGACCTAAGAATATTAAGTCACCTGCAAATTCTTGGATTGTATCCCCATTGATACATCCTATATCTCTTGTTACTGCTGTTATAGCAAAATTGCTAGTTGATGTTCCTGATAATTTAAATATTCTATTTTGACAAAATATAAATAAGTCTTCACGGAAAACTTTAAGTCCTGTTATCTCATCATCAACTTTAATAGTTCCTGCACCACTACCTGTGGCAAAGTTATCTTCATCAAAAGGCACACTAAATACTAACTCTTGTTTAGCACTTGACATACCAGCATAAAACATATGTTCTTTAAATGCTACAACAAATTTAGCACCTGTTACTGCTGTGCTTACTTCTCCACCACCACCTGAAGATACATCTGTTGCTGTAAAAGATGTATTAAAAACTGTTGGTGAATTTGTTCCATCTGCAACAATTAACTTGTCATTACCATCAAAGTTAAATCTTTCAAAGTTATATTTACCTGCACTTGTTCTGCCACTATCTATAGTTGTCCATGAAGACCCACCCGGAGTGGCTTGAAATATATTTGTTCCTCTAGCTGCTACAACTTTACTTGCAAAGGTACAAACCATTAAAACTTTTTCAGAAGAAGAAGATGTCTGAGGAACTACTGCTGATACATACTTACTAAACCCATTTATTCTTCTATACCCACCTTCTATATCAGGCTCAAAGTTTTGTAGTTCTAATGCTTCACCCGGTTTCATCATAAAGGTAGAACGGTTAAGAACTAAACCACCTTCACAGTTAAATGCAGATGGTACTGTTTGAGACTGATCTGCCATTATACAGACCTAATATCTACACTACCTGAATTATATACACCAACTCTAGGTATAAAAGTTGAACGTAAGTATTGAAATTTATTCACTAATAGTGTTTGCATATTTTTTATACCTTGTTCAAATCTTTGCATATTAAGCTGATACTGTTGTGTCTCACCTCTATACTGATAAACAAATGCTGTAGCACCATCCACTATTACAGGAGCAAATCTATCAGGTATAGATGTAGTATCACCGTGTGCTGATAAGTCACTTGGAAATGTATAATAGTCAAATTTTACAGAATATGATTTGTTTGGAAAAGGATAAAATAAATAATTATTATCTGGTGTTCTTACTACATATTCAGGAACACCTCCACCATCAAACTGTGCTACTGTAACACCACTAGCTATTGAGGCTGCAGTAGTGCTTGATGCACCTCTAGTGCATCCTGTAAATGTAGTGCTTGTTGTACCTGTGTATGTAATTGTTTCATTGCCTACAACTATTGTTCCTGCACTATCAAAGCCTGTTGTACTAGATACAGTTATTGTTGTCACACTATCTGTATGTGTTGTAGTTGTGGTTGTGGTGCTTATTTCGTCTTCTTGATTTACAACTCTATTTATGTAATCATTATAATCAAGCATTCCTAGTTTATATCCATTATTACCTAAATCACTATCTTTAACTATTCTAAATGTATGATAATCCACAGTTTTAGTAGATGTAGGTAAACTATATCTAACAACACCTGCTGTTAATGTTTTAGTTTCTGTAGCATGATTAAATGGATAATTAAATTCTCTTTGATTAATAAATCTAATTGATTCATTAACTGCGTTTTGGCATTGAACTTGTATACCTCTAGCATTAGTGAAGTTTGCAGAAGTTAATGCAACCTCATTCAACCTTGCTATTACTTTATTTGTTAATGTTAGGTAAGTTTCTGCCATAATAATCCTTATAAGTGTAGGAGAGCAAGTTACCCTGCTCCCCTAGAAAAAAGTTTAAGCCAATGTATCTCGGTCTACCTCGTTGGCTGCCAAGTCACCTTGGTCATCAACATTCATAACGACAGCAAACATTCTTAGTTTACCACCAGTTGTAGTACCGGTCATTGCTTGAATTTCAATATCAATAGTATCAGAAGTACCACCAATAAGAACAGGAGTTTGTCCTGCCTTAAATGCGTAGTCACCTACTGATGCACCATCAAAATCAAAACCATCAACAAAGTTATCTAAGTCACCACCAGTAACACCAAAGTCAAAGTCAGTGTCTGTAGAAGTACCTGCGTGAGCTTCAGTAACTTCTAGACCTGCTGCTAAGATCAAAGTATTAGCTGGAATAGTTAAACCCGGAATAACATCGTTGGCTGCTAGAGCAGTACCTTTATCAGTAACAGCAGTTGCTAAGTTTAGCTCATGCTGAATCATGTAAGGTTGCCTTCCTCTAGCACTATTACCTCTTGCTGGAGAAGTAGTATTATCACCTAAAGCCATAATTAAATCTCCTTATGCTATATTATAAATTGCAGTCACGATTGCTTCAGGGCGAAGAATCTTTCTGCCATACAAATGCATACCACGAACAATATCTGCAAAAGAATCAGGGTCTCTATAAGTCTCTGTCTTATTGATTTGCTCGGCAGTTGCTACTGATGAACTATGACCAGCTACAATAATACCATAGTTAGAAGTATTAGATGCAGCCGCAGTTGCAGGACCAGTTCCCACGGCGGGAAGATTATTGGATTGATATACCTTAAAACCGTGTAAGCTATTTAATACTAATCCATTCTGAAGTCCAGTTCCACCCCAATCTGCTTGGAATAATCTTGAATCTTCATCTTTTAGCATTTCAATAAATACAGGGTCAAGTACAAGCCAACGACCATTAGTGTCTACATTCTGCTGATCTAGCTTTCTTGCCATTCTTGCAATCACAGTTAATGGGAAAGTGCTTCCTGCTGCAGGAGTAGCATCAGTTGCTCCACCTGTTCTAGGTTGAATAATAATACTATTACTTGCACTTCCTGCAGTTCCTGAACCATCAGTAAAGTCAGAAGCATCTAACTTCATTGAAGATAATAGTTCGTCAGAACCTGCTGTAGATACTGCCTTTGCACCGTTAACAGTTGTATTAGCTGTATCTGCTGTACCGTGTATTGCTGATTGCTTGAAACCTGACATATAACCAAGCACGTCTTGGTCAAATTGGTCAGCAAGTCTATAAGCTGCTCTATCAGATGCTAACTGCTGAAAGTTAACGTGAGAGTGAGCCTCTTCAATATCATCCACTTTAAATGCAAAGTAGTTAGCTTTGTCAATAGTAAGTGAAAACTCTTCATCGTCAAGGTCTTGAGGAGTAATAGTAGTTCCTCTAGAATATGCCTTAACTGTAATCTCTGGCTCTTTAATAACCTTAACGGAATCGCCCATATTTGCAATTTCACCAAAGTAATCATTATTGGTGATTGCTTCAACAACAGAACCCTTACGGAATGCAAGTTGTACCTGTTTGCTGTAAATAATAGGACTAAAATTACCGTTAGGGAGGTTACCATAGCCAGCCGCTGCTGTAAATGCCATTTTTATCTCCTTTAACATTTATCTAATGTGCATATAGTTATGCACTATCTTTTAGTCATTTTACTTTATAAGGACCATTCATGCGTTGAGGTTGTACATAAAGATAGCTAATCTTTTGTAGGCTCACATAATTGGGTAGTCTATTAAAGTCGTGTAGATGTAGCATAAGTATCCAAAAGGGGTTACACTACACCTCTAGTTATCTATAGTTATACTTAGATTTAAAACTTTGTCAAGCTTTTATCTAGCATTACCAGAGACATCATAAATAAAGTTACCACTACGGATAGCTTCCATTATACTTTCTGATTTTTTCTCATACTCTTTAGCACTCATTTTTTGAACTGCTGACTCACGGATTTTGTTACTACTCCCTTCAGCATCAATATTTGTTCTTGTGCTTTGAGTATTAACTGCTTTAGCAGCAGTTTTATCACTCTTTGTCTTAGTTCCCTTGTTAATACCTCTATCTGCTTTGTAGAGATCAATTGCTCTTGCTGCTGATCTTGCATCATTATCATTCTCATATAGTGCGTCTTGTACCCATTTAGGCTGTTCTTCTGCCCATTCGTGAAAGTCATCACTTTCTCTTATATCTGTAAAGTCTGGATGTAGCGACAATAATTGTGCTTCAGCTTTATCTTTTACAGCATTATGTTGCATCT